TTTTCAAAGAATATTTGCTAACGATGGAAAGGAAGAAGATGGGTTTGGTATAAGTGATGCTGAAAAAGACCAACTTTTAAAAGATATTAAAGGTTTACAGTTACCACCTAAAAAGGACGATAATGGTAATGTTTAAAAAAGGACAATCCTCTAATAATAGGCTTTCTGTGGGTAATACATCAGGAGGCATGGCACAAATTTCTCAATTAGTTGGACAACTTAAAGGTGGGACAGAAGTTGGTAGAGTTACTGATATTATTTTAAATGGTGCTTATCCTAAAATAGAAGATTATGGTGGGTTAAATGGGATAGGTACCATATTTTTTGAAATAATAAACACTCAAAACCCTGGAAAAGGGGTAGCCAAACCATTTTTCCCCCAAACTTCAGCTTATCCTCTAGTTAATGAACTTGTTTTAATATTTAAGCTTCCTAATACTGGTATAGGTGTGAATACTACCTCTAAAATTTATTATTATATTAATATGATAAGCTTATGGAACCACCCACACCATAATGCTTACCCAAACGAATTTGCATCTACATCCTTACCAGATTCCCAACAAAAGGATTATCAACAAGTCGAAGTAGGTTCACCTAGAAGGGTAACAGATGAATCTCCTGAAATTAGTCTAAATAGTCCTATAAATCTTTCTCAAGCTACTTTTATAGAACGAACTAATATCCACCCACTTTTACCATTTGCAGGAGATGTTATGTATCAAGGTAGATGGGGTAATAGTATTAGATTTGGTAGTACTGCTAAACCCACAGATATAAATGCATTAAATGATTGGTCTGAAGTAGGAGAAAATGGTGATCCTATTACTATAATTAGAAATGGACAACCTTCTGAATCTTCAGATGAAGGTTGGGTTCCTATAACTGAAGATATTAATAATGATTTGTCTTCTATTTACCAAACATCCACCCAACAAATACCAATTGAGGTAAGTAACCAAAATTATGGGGCATATTCAACTCCCCCTGATTCACCGGAGACTTTTGACAAGCCTCAAGTTATAATAAACTCAGGTAGATTAGTATTTAATTCTAAAAACGATCATGTATTAATAAGTGCTGAAAAATCAATCTTTTTAGGTAGTAACTCATCTATAAATTTTTCCACTAAAGAACATATAGTTGATTCCCCCATAATAAAATTAGGAGGTAAAGGTGCCAATGAATCTGTAATCAAAGGAGATTTATTTTTAGCCGAACTTCAACAAATTATGACCGCTTTAAATGTTTTAGCAACAACCCTAAGTACAGATACAATATGGCCTGTAGGAGCACCCGCACCTAATGCTGCTGTAAATGCTGCTGCTGTAACATTATCTAATTTAATACCTCAATTCACAGGGAAGATAGAAAGTTATAAATCCAATATTACCAAAACAAAATAATGGAAGAGCAAACTATAGAATATACAATTGATATTGCTAATACAACCCTATATACAGAAAAATTATCCTTTTTCCCTGGGGATGACCCAGTAGTAACTTACTATTGGGAGTATGCTGTTATTAACAACATAGAATTACCAGTAGCAATAATACGAAAAGAACTTTCCTCCCCATACAGGCCAGTTACTAATCCTCTTCCACCTCCCCCTCCAGATACCCCATTATTTGAACTCCAATCAAAAGAAATCTTAGAGGAACAATTTTATGGTCCCTCTATTAGTAGAGCAAAAATCCCAGGTAAATCTTATAGAAATAAAAAATACCCTAAAGGGGGTGAATTAAAATCTTTAATAGACCCTGACCCAATCCAATTTAAAGCCCAGGTAGTAGACCAAGAAACAGGGTTAGGTATATCTGGGGTTGAAGTTAAGAATGACCCCTTCATTGCTGATTTAAAGGGTCAAAAGGTAACAACAGACCCCAAAGGATTTTTTACTATACCAACAAAAGGGGGTTTAGGAACCACCCAAAGTTTAATTTTAAGTGTTAAAGATTATGGCCCCAAATCTCTCCCTATTTCAACCCTTAATGGTTCAATAAGATCAGATATTTCCATAATTCAGTTAACCCCAAAAACCAAAGGGCTTCAATCATCATTATTAAGAGCTCAAGGTAATACAGATGAACAAAACGAAGAAATAATCAACTTTGGGAAAATAAAAGAAGAATTTGTACCAACCACTGTAAAAAAATTACAAGCAGAAGTTAAACAAAGGTTACTACCTTATGTGATAAAAAAGCTACTGTGTGAACCATATGGTGTATGTGACCCCATAGGATTGATAGAAAAGGCTAAAGAGGCAAAATCTAAGGGGGAGAAAGCAAATGAAAAAAGAAAAGAAAAAAAATCTAAAAAAGAAGAAGAACAATAGTAAATACCCCAACATCAATGTTAGATTCTAGTATATTAAATGAAGTAAAAAACCTAATAGGAGAGGGGTTAACTTGCCCTGCTGATATAAGTGGGTTAAATAAGGTAATCGAATTAAAAAATAAATTAACAAAACAGTTAAATAATCTTCAAAATGGAGTAAATTCAATTGTAACCTTTATAAGCACATCCGAAACAATAATTTCATCAGCCGAATCTGCTATCCCACCCCTAAAAGCAGGAATAGCAGGTGTAGCCTTTATCCCCTCAACAGCCACTACTCCAATCCCAGTAGGTCCAATTCTTATAGCTAAAGATGCAGTAAAGGTTTTGGATGACCTCATAGGAATGACTTCGGGAAAAGTAGAAAGTTCTAAATTCCAATTAAGTTTTCTAAAAAGCGAGATTGAAAGGGTAGTAGACCTACTAAGCCTGGTAGATTTAATCACTAGTATGTGTGCAAAAGAACTAGGAGGTACAACTGCAGACCAAGTATCAATATCCAATGAATTACTTAAATCCACTCAAGACCAATCAAACCAACTTTCCCCTGTAGTAACTAATGTTAATGGGTTTGAAATGGCAGTTGTATCTATAGGAGAAGAAGTAGGTGGATTAAAAAGAAGACAAGCCGTAGCTAGAAATTCTCAAGGAATAGTAATGTTACAAGGTGACCCTTCATTTAGTTCTAATGATCAAATCTTAATTGATGAACTTGTATTTTATATCAAACAAAATGATTTAAAAGCATAAAATTATAATATTTATAAAAAACATAACATGAAAGTAAACGAATTAAAAAAAATGATTAAGGAAGCAGTTAAAGAAGCTATCCAAGATGAATTAAAAGAGATCCTATTAGAAGCTGTTAAGGCCCCAAAACAGGTTGTAACCGAAAATAAGATAACATCTACAACCCCACCACCAACTACCCCCCAATTATCTTCACTTGAAACAAGGCAGAAGTATATGGATGTTTTAGGTGAAACTGCTTTAGGTTTTACAAGTAAAGATGTACCAAAATTTAACCCACAAGGTGTAGGGGATACTACATCACCAAATGGACAACTCCCAGCTGGAGAGGTAGGAATGGACCAAATAATGAGCTTAATGAAATAGTAGATGCCTTTTGATGCTCAACAAATATACCCAATTGATTTTAACAATAGCGCTGCTGTAGGAGTAGATATTCCTTTTAGTGGTCCTGGTGTATTTACCCCTAATTATACTACAGCAGCGGCAATTAAAAATAACTTAATAAACTATTTTTTAACAAATCCTGGAGAAAGGCCACTTAATCCAACATTTGGAGGGGGTTTGAGAGAATTTATATTTGAACAAATTACAACCGATAATTTAGATTTTTTAGAAGAAAGAATATCTAATGATTTAAATATTTTTTTCCCTAATGTTGCCGTAGGTAATTTAGAAATATTAAGACAAGAAGATACAAATACAATAACCGTATTATTAACATATAATGTAATAAACACAAATATTAATGATACATTAGAAATAGAATTTATATAATGGCTACAGTAAATAGAGACGTAAAATATTTAAATAGAGACTTTTCTAATATTAGAGCAAGTTTAATTGAGTTTTCTCAAACTTATTTTCCTAACACTTATAATGATTTTTCTCCAACATCACCTGGCATGATGTTTATAGAGCAAGCTTCATATGTTAGTGATGTAATGTCTTTTTATTTAGATAATCAATTACAAGAAACATTTACTCAATTTGCTAGACAAACAAATAACCAATATGAATTAGCCTATATGTTTGGGTATAAACCCAAAACAACAGGGGCAGCTCAAGTTACTATAGAACTATTTCAACAAATACCCGCAAAACTAACAGGTATTACCTACACCCCAGATTATGATTATGCCTTAACAGTTGAGGCTAACAGTACGGTTTCATCCACTTCTAATCCAACCACAACATTTTTATTAGAAGACCCATGTGATTTTTCAGTTTCAAGTTCTAATGACCCTACAGAAGTTTCTATATACCAGGTCTCTCAAACAACTCCAATTTATTATCTTTTAAAAAAGAGCAGAAAGGCTATATCAGCCGATATTACTACTCAAACATTTTCATTTGGGGCTCCTCAACAATTTGCCACAATTGATATAAATGCTGAAAATATTATAGGAATTTTAGATATAGTAGATTCTGATGGGAATATTTGGTATGAGGTAGATTACTTAGCTCAAGAAATGATTTTTGATAATATTAAAAACACTAACACAAATGACCCCAATAATGTAAATGATATGGGGGAAGTTCCTTATCTACTACAACTAAAAAAAGTACAAAGACGCTTTGCTACTCGTTTTACTTCTGCTACTAATCTTCAAATTCAATTTGGAGCAGGTAACCCAAATGATGTGGATGAGACAGTTACACCTAATCCAAATAATATAGGTATAGGTTTACCATTTGAAAAAAACAAATTAACAACTGCATATTCACCTACTAATTTTTTATTTACAGATACTTATGGTATTTCACCTTCAAATACTACTTTAACAATAAGATATTTAACAGGTGGGGGAGTTACCTCCAATGCCTCAGCAAATGATTTAACAACCTTAAACACAACAAATTTAAAATTTAACTCCCCTAATTTAAATGTTAATACAGCAAATTATATATTTGGTTCAATAGCAGCCAACAACCCTAAAGCAGCAAATGGTGGGCAAGCAGGTGACACCCCAGAAGAAATAAAACAAAATACTATATCTACAATAGCATCACAACAAAGATCAGTAACATTAGATGATTATATAGTTAGAGCATTAAGTATGCCCCCCCAATATGGTGCTATATCTAAAGCCTATATTGAAAAGCCACTTCTTAAAGATTCCCAAGTTTCTACAATTGAAACTTTAAATTTATGGGTTTTATCTAAAAATCTTGAATCTCAATTCACCCAACCATCTTTAACTTTAAAGAAAAATTTAAGAACATATTTATCCCAATATAGAATAATAGGAGATAATATAGAAATTAAAAACGCATTCATTATAAATCTAGCTATAGATTTTGAAATTATAGTATTACCCAATTTTAATAATAATGATGTTATACTATCATGTATTAATTTATTAAAACAATATTTTGCAAGAGACAATTGGCAAATTAACCAACCAATCTTAATAAGAGATTTATATGTTAAATTAGATAGAATAGATGGTGTACAAACTGTAAAAGATATTAAAATAGTTAATAAAGCAGGAATGTCAAAAGGATACTCTAAATACTCTTATGATATAAGTTCTGCCACCCAAAATCAAGTAATTTATCCATCACTAGATCCTAGCATATTTGAAGTTAAATTCCCTGACACTGATATAAAGGGTAGAGTAGTACCATTATAAAATTATAACATGGCCGTATATAAATTATTCCCACATAAAGATACAACCTTATATTCATTTTACCCCAATATGAATACAGGGATAGACCCTATATCCCAAATATCCAACCTAAACTTTGCGGTTGATACTAATC